ATGGAAAAACGAGTATGAAGGCACAAAACGGCTAAATCACGAAGGAATAGCCGGGAAAATTGCCATCTATCCGCACAATTGGTTCACCCATGAGAGCGTAAACCATCAACTAAAAACATAGTTGAGATCAATTTTTGTGTATATTTGCACTTTCGTGCCTACACGATAAATTGGCACGGGCCTTGAAAGCCATAGAAAGCCCCTGATTTCGTCGCGAAAGGGGCTTTTCTGATTTAAAGTAAACTTTGTTTACCAAATCTCACCTATAACCCTGTGTAGGTTAGCACACATGGGGCTGATAAGGCATGTACTGTCATATTACTATCCTGAACTACGGGCTTCACTCGAAAACCCGAGCACTCCCCTTTCCGCTTTTTTCGACGAAGGCCAAAGAACTACAGCAAAGATTATTGTCAACGAAGAAAAGGCCCTCGGCATAGGATCTTATTATTCCTGTATAAAGGTGATTGCCGAGACAATGGCCCAAATGGATCTTGAGGTTGTTGAGAAAGTCGGCAAGGCCACAAGAGCAAACACTTCCCATAATAATTACTGGCTCCTTCACGCTGAACCATCGCCGGATTATAACCGCTTCGAGTGGGTTCAATCGATGCTGATGTGGGCCACTTCCTGGGGCAACGGATATTCGAAAATTGTACGCGACCGATTTGCCAACGCTAAGGAACTAAAGCTTCTCCCTGAGTATGAGGTGACACCAAAGAAGACTGAACGGGGGAAGCTTTACTATGAATGGATTCATGACGGCAAGGTTGAAATAATCATGGCCGATGATATGATCCATTTAAAGAACATCGGAACCAATGGTATTGTAGGATTCAGCACCGCTACAATTCAGCGGGAAAGTTTAGGCAACTCATTGGCTAAGCAACAACACGAAGGGGCATTTTATTCCAATGGAGCGAAGGCTTCTGGTATTTTGATGACTCCCGGAACAATGGGTCCGAAAGAAGCGAAGAACGTAAAAGACTCCTTTGCTAAGGAGAATGAAAACGCAAAGAACAGATTTAAAACTATCGTTCTGGAAGAAGGCGTAAAGTATCAGCAACTAACAATTCCACAAAATGACGCGCAATTCCTCGAAAGCAAAAAGTTTGACCGATCCGAGATTGCCGGATGGTTCAGAGTCCCTCCACATAAAATTGGAGATCTCGAAAAAGCAAACTACTCCAATATTGAAGCACAGGACCGTGCATTTGCGAAAGATGTAGCCGTACCGTGGGCTGAAAGATTCCAACAGGAATTAAACCGAAAACTTTTCTTCGAACACGAACGCGGCAAGTTTATGACGCAATTCAACCTTGATGATTTGATCAAGGGCGACATTAAAACGCGCTATGAAGTTTATAACTCAGCGGTACAAACCGGAATCCTAAAACCTACCGAACCTCGCGAGGCTGAAGGTTGGCCGATGGAGGGCACAGAGTCAATCAATAAATTCTTTATGAACAGCACAATGCTACCTGTAGAGCAATTGGGACAAAAGCCTGAACAACAAACACAACCAGGAAAAGCAGCATGAAAAAATTTGCATTTGGAAATATAAGAGAATTCGACCGCGCAAAAGCAGAAGAAACGCGGACAGTAGAGTTTATCATTTCTTCGGCAGCGCGTGACCGTCACGATAGCATACTGAATATGAAAGGTTGGCAATTGGACAACTTCAACCGTAATCCTATTGTAGGGTATCAGCATAATGTATACGGCGGGAACATGTGCAATGCCGCTAATCCTGACGATGTATTAGGTCCTGGCAGAGCTTTCCTGGAAAATGATCTTTTGATTGGTGAAGTCACATTCGAGACAAAGGACATTAACCCACAAGCTGAAAAGATTTTTCGAAAAGTTTTAAATAAAACACTAAGGGCTACTTCTGTTGGATTTCTTGAAATCGGGAATGGTGAATTAAAGAAAACCGTAGATGAAAAAGGAAATGTGACGGATCAAGTTTACCATTTCGCTGGCCAAGAGCTTTTAGAATTTTCAATCGTAAATATTCCATCCAACCCTGAGGCTGTTGGCCGATCATTAGCCAATCATACAGAAGCGGCTTTAGGTTACTTAATGCAATTCATGCCTGAGGATGTGAGCATGAGAGATGTTAGAAACATGACCATTCAACAAGTGCTGAATCATGTACAGGGGAAGGTAACAGACAAGCAAGTTGAGAAAATCGAAACCACAAAGAAGAAACTCGGAATGAGACTTACAATAATGAAACACGAACTTAATTTAATTTAAAAAATGGCAAAAAGTCATGAACTAAAAAAGAAAGCGGAGGCGCTTTATAGAAATATAAAAGACCTGTATGCTAAGGAAACAACAACTCCTGAAGACGACGCAAAATTTGATGAGTGGAACAAAGAGTATGACTCATTAATGAAAAAAGCTCTGGCAGCAGAAGATTTCGAGAAAAAAGAAATCCTTGACGCCGCAGAGCACAATGAGGTAGAGAAAAATTTGAAACCTGGGGCCATGTCTCCAGAGAAGCAAAGAGAAGCGTTCAATGTCGCTTTGAAAGAGTACTATTTAAAAGGTACAATTTCAGGTGAGGCCAGGGATTTATTCAAACGTGCAAAGGCCGAAGCCGACGATAAAGACTTCATCACTCGTGAATACGAAAAGTTGGGCATGACACGCGCTGCTCAACAGTCCACAACGGATGGGTCAGGCGGTTACACAATCCCTCAAGGATTTCAGGCCGAGCTTGAAAAAGCGTTGCTTGACTTTGGTGGTATCCAACAAGCCGCCCGCATATGGAGAACCGACAAAGGTAATACGGTTGATTGGCCAAAGGTAAACGACACGATGAATCGTGCCTACCTGATTGGTGAGGCTGTGAATGCAGAGACAAGTGCGGTGAAAATCACTGATGCAAATCAACAATTCGAAGCGTATAAAATCACATCCGGTATGCTTCGCCTTTCCTCTGAAATCGTTGAGGACTCCGCATTTGATATGATCGGGATCGTTAGCGACTTTTTAACTGAACGTATGGGCCGTGGTATCAACTACTACGGAACACTGGCTGACGGTTCTTCAAAACCTAAAGGAATTACAGTTGCCGCAGCACACGGGAACAATACCGCAAATGACACTGCGCTTGCTGTGGATGATTTTATAAATCTTGAGCACGAAGTAGGCTCCGCTTATCGGCGCAGGAATGCAAAGTGGATGTTCCACGATTCGGTATTGAGGGAGATAAAAAAAGTTTCTCTAGCTGCTACGGTAGGCTACCCGTTGTGGGTTCCATCATTCCGTGACGGCGCCCCCGCGACTATACTCGGATATGAGTATATCATCAATGATGACATGGCGGCATTTACACCGGGCGCTGCTTCAGCGAACGACAATGCAAAAATTGCTCTGTTTGGGGATTTCAAAAAATTCATACTCCGCTATGTGAATAGCATGAGACTCGTTCGCCTTGTTGAGCGCTTCGGGGATACTGATGAAATCGCATTGTGTGCTTTCTGGAGGTTCGACACTGACTTGTTGGATGCCGGTACTCATCCAGTGAAATATATGAGGATTTCAGCTACCTAAATGCTGAAAGCTTCGATTAAAACGGCGCCGTCATTCGAGCCGGTAACATTAACAGAAGCGCAAACGCATTTGATAATAACCGGCCAGACTGACTACATCACCTCACTAATTAAGACCTCCAGGGAAATGGTGGAGCGGTATTTAAATCGCTCCCTCATGCTCCAAACATGGACGGCTTATTCAGATGGATGGTGTCGCGAATTTCTATTGCCAAATGCGCCGGTAATCGCGGTAAGTTCTTTGAAATATTACAATGACGTTGGAACGCTCACGACACTGGCGGCAAGTAACTATTACGTGCGTGCAACGGATGAGCCAGGGAGAATAAAGTTTGTACATGACTTCAATGGTCCGACACTGCAAGAAGGCAGACCGGACGCTATTGAAATAGAGTACACGGCAGGGTATTCTTCTTCAGCTACCGAAGCCACACAACAAGCTGCGGTCCCCTCTCCGATCAAGCATGCTATGAAAATCTTAATGACTGACATGCATGAGCATCGAGGGCAATATGTAGTCGGAAATCTGGCCCACAAGCTACCAAGCTTCATAATTGATTTGATTCACCCTTATAGACTTTACAATTTTTGAGAATAAGAGTAGTCATGCCGTTATGGAAGCGGCCAGAAGTTACAAGGTTCTGCTTCGATGGGATGTTGAAGCTGATGGCAGAATCGAAACACGAGATAGAAGTTTCTTGTGTGCTGAGTGAACCTGAGTTCACCTTCATGTGTGACGAATACGGTTTCGATTGGGTGTTTGAAGAAAACTTCCCGGTCGGTAACAAGATCAACACAGGAATAAGGTCAACATTAAAATATGAGTACGACTATTTAATGATGATGAACTCAGACGACATAGTAAAGGCTGAATTATTGGACAGGTACTACGAGCCGTTCTTTGAAAGTTTGAATCCTTATTTCGGAATTGACAAAGTCACCTACGTGAACTTTTCAACAAAG